TGCACCTGTTGAAAAACTAATCAAAGACGCAGTGCAAATCAGTCTACAGAAAGACATGGGTACTGATTACTTTGCTGACCCAGCAGCACGTATCAACAAATACTTTAACGCAGGTGGACAAGTCTCGACTGGCTGGCCTCAGATGGACAAGTTGTTATATGGTGGTTTCAGTCGAGGCGAATTGAACATCTTTGCAGGTGGCTCAGGTTCAGGTAAGTCATTGGTTATGATGAACTTAGCATTGAACTGGTTGACAGTTGGTATGAGCGGAGTGTATGTATCACTAGAACTTTCAGAAGAACTAACAAGTTTGCGTACTGATGCTATGGCAACTGCTATGAGTACCAGAGACATTCGTAAGAACATCGAAGACGCTAACTTGAAAATTAAGATGGTTGGTAAGAAGTCAGGTCAATATCGTGTTAAAGGTATGCCTGCTCAAAGTAACGTTAACGATATTCGTGCATACTTGAAAGAAGTACAGATTCAAACAGGTATCAAAGTTGACTTTGTGATGATTGACTATCTTGACTTGGTTATGCCTGTTTCAGTTAAAGTTAACCCTAACGACCAGTTCATTAAAGACAAGTATGTTTCAGAAGAACTACGTAACTTAGCTAAAGAACTAGGTGTGTTGATGGTAACAGCGAGTCAGTTGAATCGTAGTGCGGTTGAAGAAATCGAATTTGACCACAGTCACATCGCAGGTGGTATCTCAAAGATTAACACAGCAGATAACGTGTTCGGTATCTTTACAAGTCGTAGTATGCGTGAGCGTGGTAAGTATCAGATTCAGTGTATGAAGTCTCGTAGTTCGACTGGCGTAGGTCAAAAGATTGACTTAGAGTACAATATCGAAACTATGCGTATCACAGACGAAGGTGGAGAAGACGGAGATTCAGGAAACAGCTACAGGCCACAGCCTACAGCTAGTTCTATTATGAATCAGTTGAAACCTCAATCTACATTGAATACTGCAACAGAGACAATTGACCCCAATACAGGGGTTATCGAACCCGTAACTAAACGTGTCGTAGCAGACGTTCAGGGCAGCAAGTTGAAAGCATTGTTGAACAACCTTAAAAATTGATAAATACTATTAGGATCTATACCAATTATGCAAAAGAAAACTCGCAGTCTTTTAGAGGAATTAGAAGCAGTCGGCCAGAATCGTGATACTAAACATATCATCGAAAGCCGCGCCCATAATATCATCACTAGTGCTATTAATCTATTAGAAATGATTAGTAAAAACTACGATGCCGAAAAAGCTCAGATTTTAGAGAGAAAACTTCTCAGTGCTATCAAAGCACGAGACCAGGGTAGATTCTCAAAAAGTTTGAGGAAAAACGATAATGAGAGCCAATGAATTCATTAATGAAGGCTGGTATGATGACGCCAAAGCTAGAGTAAAATCTGCGACAGCAGCAGTATCGGCGCCTATCAAAGCCGCATCACGTAATGCACAAGCTGCTACGTTGAAAACGGCTCGAAAGATTAACCCTACATTAAAGACTGCGGTAAACGTAGGATCCAATGCATTAGGCAAGGCAGCCGGTGGCATAGATAAAGCCATGAGTTATGTACCTAACATGACTATGCCTGACACTACTAAGCAAGGCAGAACAGACAGACTAGCAGCCAAGAAGTACATTGAAGGCTTCAAAAAAGAGATGGAATTTAATATCCAGTCGGCAGCGAAGCAAGGCGTTAAGTTTAACCTCGGCGGATTTATAAATGGTTACTTGACCAAATATCATTGGAAACCCGGCGCATTAAAGCCGCAGCTAGACAAGGCAATCGCATCCAATGATAGGTACAACATCCCTGCAATCATGGCACAGATTGGTAAATTAAATACCGGACCTCAAGGCGGTCAAGAAATTCAAGGTTCATTTGGCACTGATGCTGAACAAGCCACAGCCGCAGCTACCGCACAGCCAGCTGCACCGGCACAAAAACAACAAGTATCTAAGGCAGCAAAACAGATTAACAACACGATTCCTAGATTGAATAAAATTGACGTGGCCAGTGTTAAGCAAACAGCAGATGCAACATATGCACGAAAAGCAGCATCAACTATGCCACAGACAGGGACAGTACACTAATGAATTTCGCAGAATCATTAAGAGCATTAGCGGATAAGATTCTTCATATCAATGAAGCAGAAGAATTAACTAAAGCACACGTTGAGCATCCTGAAGATTTAGTTTTTCAGTCCGGCAGTAAAGGCGCAACACAAGGCTTACAATCAATCGCTGAGAGCGTAAAGAATCCAGGAGCTATCACTATCAAGTGGGACGGCTATCCTGCATTGATTTTTGGTAGAGGCGTAGATGGACAGTTTATCGTTTGTGATAAGCACATGTTCAATAAGAAAGACGGTTCAGGTCACGTAACTAGCCCTCAAGCATTTGCAGAGTATGACAGAGCGAGAGGAATCGTTCGTGGTGACTTAGAGCACATCATTGCTAGAATATGGCCTGGTCTAGAGAAATCTTATTCAGGTAAAGGATTCTATTGGGGAGACTTGTTATTTCATCAACCATTGAAAGATGAAGGTGGATTATATAAATTCAAAGCTAACCCTAACGGCATTGCATATACAATCGAAGCTGATAGCGAAATCGGTCATTTGATTGGCGGCAAAGTTGGCGGCATCGCAGTTCACCAATACATTCCAGCAGAAGCTAACAACGTACAATATGCACAACTATTGAATGGTGGTATAGGTAATCTAAAGAACAATAGCAACGTAGCGATTGTTCCTGCTAAGATGCCTATGGTTCCTAAGTTAAAAGTAACGCAAAAAGATATCAATGCCGTGCAACAAGTAATCAACAAGAACGGTGCAGCAGCAGATGCATGGATATTAAATCCACCTGCAGGTGTCAAAACTACATTCCCGTTGATGTGTACAGTTTATATCAATAAGAAGATTGTATCAGGCAATTTAGATAACTTAGTCAGCGACTTTTATGAGTTCTTTAAAACTAGACCAATGAGTGAGCCTATTCGTGCTAAACTCACGGAACACTTTAAACAAAACGAAGCAGGCATTAATGCTGCCTTCACTATTTGGATTGCGGTATACAACTTAAAAATGAAAGTTGTACCACAATTAGACCAAGCAGCAGCAGCAAGCCCAGTCAAAGGTTACTTACAAGATGGCACACAAAGTCAAGAAGGCTTTGTGAGTCACGGAGTTAAGTTAGTTAATCGTATGGGCTTCAGTCGTCAGAATTTAGCCGGCAGAGCATAAATATAATAACAACAAGGATTTTAACATGGCATTCATTACAAGAGCACACGGTGACGCAAAGCCCGTATTCGCAACAGATATCGGTAACGGTTCAGGTTCGTCAACAGCTGGTGTACCAGTTATGTTGTCAGGCCCTAAATTAGATTTCTTTGGATTTGATTTAGGAGCTAACCCAGCAACTGAGATGGATCCAGAAGAAGCTGTTGAAGCAGTATTACAGGTAGTTACATCGGTTGCTACTATTCACTTCTACCAAGTAGAAGCATCAGCAAGCGCAACTAACATGTCAGTGGCTGTATATCAGTCATCTTCATGCACCGCAAGTGGATTGCAAGACACTATTCGTGCATTAGGTACTGTCAGTGGATACGACCTATCAGGCGCAACAGTTACTAACGTTGGCTTCAAACTAGCAGCAGCTTAATCAACTAAAACACAAAGAGCCCGGGTAATTTCTCGGGCTTTTTTGCCTCTATAAATATAGTATGGCAACGACAAAGATTAGATGTTATACACTGTTTGATATTACTCAGACAGGAATAACCAACCGAAGAAACAATTCATCACAGGCAAAAACTGCACAGTGGGAAAAAGATAGAAATACTCAATGTAACTTAGATACTATTATCCAAGTTATATCATTGCGTAGTCAACCTGAAAATATTACGAAACCTGAGCAAGGTATCATAATCTTTGACGACACTAATCAATTTGGGTTTTTGTTTGAACAAGATGAGAATGCACATGCTTATTGGTACTTTGATTTTGTCGTTAACTATCAGGGTGTGTACAGTGATGGTATAAATGATTTTGGTCATTTAGATAGTGACTGTAACGGTGTTCCTATGATTAAAGTAGGCACTGAATGGAACAAGCTACCTGAGTTCTTGGATTCTAGTCCAGAATTGAAAAACATTTACTTTGAGGTAATACCCGATGAAGAAGATAAAGAAGAAAACTGAACAGAGAATGTTCAATACGTTGACTAGGATTCTTGACAAAGAGAAACTACTCAAACTTGAATCTCAGATTGTGTATCAAGATACGGACGGTACATATAGGCTGTTCGGTGAATACTCTATAAAAGAGAAGAAACAGGGGTATGTACTGTCAAAGACGTACACTCACACAGTCATCACTTTTACAGAACTAAGAAACGCTGTTACTTGGGCAACACTTGATAAACTAAATAAAGTAATAGAATCTAACAAGGTTTTAGAGTTAGACGTACAGTTATCAGGGGCAACAGAGAACATGAAAGTCCATGATTTGCTATGTAAGTCTACTAAGGATCTAGACAAAAGGACAGTTTACCTTAATAAGTTGACTGAGGACCGTGTCAAAAAACGAAGAATCTTGTCTGAATTAGACGGGTTTGTGGCGAAAGCAAAGGCTTGGCAATACAAGCAATTTGATAATCCCATTAAATAATTAAACGAATGATAAATACATTATTAGTACTCTAGGACAAACTATGAAACTTACAGAATTTAACAACAAATCATCTTTAAACGCTAAAAAAGCTCTTAAAGAACACTTCAACACTTCTTTTGAAGTTGACAAGCTAGGTCTATTCGAGACCAAGAAAA